ACCGAAGAGCGCTTCGCCGTCGGTGTCGAGTGACTTGGGGTCAATGTGCCCGCCGATACTCGCCTCGTGGGGTTCGCCCGCGTTCGGCCCATCCTTGTGAATGTCGTGGGCAATGTTGACCGGCGGGCCGTCACGTCCCTCGTGCTTGGGTTGGACGTTCTCAAAGGTCCGACTATCGTAGAGCGTCGGCGTCTCGCTATTACTGTCGGTCCACACGCCCGAGTCGATGAGTTTCAGGCCACGGTAGGCAACCTTGCCGCCACCCAGCTCTTCACGCTCAATCGGTTGCGTGTCAAGTGGCGACGAACTCGCCATGATGCGAGGTTGTGACAACAGTGACGCTGGCGCGTCAACACGCTCAACCTGTACGCATCGGTCGCCGATTTGGACTGCCCCCTCGCCGCATCGGTCGTCGGCGGCGGCGAGTTGCGCCATGTCGGCCGCGTCGGCCTCACCCTCGGGCACGCAGTTCGGCACCTCTTGCCCGTTAACGGTCTTTGTCCCAACCATGACGTAATCCTCCCAACACGGGTCTTCCTCCAGCAGTTTATCGCCAAAGTCGTCGCTGGCGCGAATTGCCTCTTGCTCGCTCTCCGAGAGTGCTGCCGCCCCCTCAATTTGTCGCTTAATCGCCGCGCAGTAAGCACCGGGGTCGCGCTTGTCGGAATTATCACGAACACACGCATCAAAATCCTCGTACTCTCCCATTGGCATATGCGCCACTACGGGACTCTCCCCTTTAGTGATTGCCTCAACTATTGGCGCGTGCGCCGCCGTCGCCCCAACAACGGGTAACTAAGCGGTTGGCGAGTAAACCTTGTTGTATGAACGGCGCACTCCCACTTTGGCAAGACGCCGCAATTGCCCTCGGGTCGGCGGTTGGGTTGCTCACAAAGATGGTGGCGTTAGCCGACAGCGATACAGTATGGACCCGACGCTCGTCGCTTGTCAACGTGCTATTTTATCCCCCATCAATCGCGGCGTTTGCGTCACTCGGGTTGTGGTTGACATTCACCGCGTCGTGTCTCTCCTTGCTCACATGGACAGGAATAGCTGTCTGGCGCGCGCCCGATGACGAAGATTGGCTCGGGCGAGTGGACTAACGAATACGGGGGGATGTCTGACCACCACAACTCAGAGAGTCATGCCCGCATCGTCAATAAAGAAGCTCCACGTCATGGGGCGTTTATCGCTTGACCCAAATACTGTTGCAAGTCGTTTGTTATCCGTATCTACCGGGCCTTGGCCGATTTTACTTGCAAACTCGCCGCCGGGTTTGGGGCTTGGGGATTCAACAACCATTGGACCATTCTGTATTGTTTCCATCCGTGCCTCATGATAATGCCCCCTCAGCGCCACGTCAAAGTCAAACTTGTTTAGGTGCCCACGCCAATCCCGAGAACTCGCGGCGGTGGCGTCAACGTGTTTCTGTTGGTCCTGCCCATGCACCAAAAACCCCGACCACTTCCCACCACGCAGGCCAAACGTCTTGTGCCATGTCGCATCGCCAACGTTCATATCTACGTTTTTAATGTCTGTTTCACGTAAGCGGTCGTCAAGCCACCGATAGGCCACAAGATCCATATTCGCCTGCTTTGAAACGCCGCTCGCGCGTGTCTTACCGTGATTACCGGGGATAGCCACCACGTTCACGCTATCGAACGCCGGGGCAAGGCTCTTGATTTGCTTGGCCATGGAGTTTACGGCGGCAGTCATTTGGTCCGCCAGCATACTCTCAATGTCAAACGCCTGCCCGTCGTAGATGTTTTCGTTCGTCACCATATCGCCGCCATAGAGCACGTGGAGCGTGTCAAAGTCCGCAACCGACCCCATCGTCGCCCGGAGGTCTAACACCTTTGAGGTGATGTGGTCCATGACGGCTTGGGCTATCTCGGTGTTGAATATCTCGGTGCCGTGTTCGTCTTCTACCACGTCCCCGATATGAAGGTCCGTGATATGCAGCACAATATCCTCATTGCCCGACTCCGGGGCTTGCGGTTGGATAAGCTCCTCTGTGCCTTGCAATCGCCGCAGGATTGTGCGCTCTACCTCGGTGATGAAATTGTTGGCCTCGCGTGTCTTACTCCCGGTGTGCTTGGTTGAGACACGCCGGACTTTCTGTTCGTCGGCGAGTGCATAGACTCTGTTTTCTTGATCCCATTGCACATCAACGCCGTTGTTGCGGAGTGCTTCAATGTGACTCTTTGCCGTCGTTGGTTTGACATTCAATCGCTCGGCTAAATGATGTTTGTTCGCCGGTAGGTGATGGATTACTTCGCGCTGTCTCTCAGAAAGGTCGGAGGTATCGGTCACACCTTACACATCGCCCGCACTCCATGTTAGTGTGTGGCTACAGTCGCTTGAGGTATGCTATCGCTTTGTGCGTGTCGCCGTCTTCAGCGGCGGCTTGTGCCTTTGCTAACAGCGGGTCGTCAGGCGTGCCATGCTCCGCAACGACAGCCATGATTTTCTCGGCTGTCTTCTCGCCCACGCCGTCAATCTGCTCAAGTTCCGCCTGTAAGTCGCTCATACCCACGCCTACGCAGGCGAATAGAAAAGGCGTTTGGCTATGTTCCCGGCGCTTTTACGAAGGTTGAGCGTTCGTTAATGTGGACTGTCCAAGAATCAGGTCGCGCCATGTTGTCCGGCATATCGTCGTCGTGCTCCGGTGCTTCGGCCACCATGTCGCGGAGTTCGTCCATCAGCACGGGGTCGCCGCCGTAATTGGGGTTCGTCTGTTCAATCAGCCACTCACACGCCTCTGTCTGGCGGTCGTCGCCCGGGGTTGCGCCCGACCAGTAGAACTTGGCGTCAGCCTCACCACGTTCCTCGTAGCCGAGTTCCCTGCTCCGATTCAACACGGCGCTGGACTCCGTTCGCGCAATTCGCTCGGCTTCGTCGCGGGAGAGGTCACTCTCAAAGTCCATGAGCGACTCTGTGATACTGTCAAGGGTGAACCCCTCCGGTTCCGTGGGCGAGTCGGCAAGCGTCTGCCGCAAGTCCATGAGTCTGTCCCCCGGGATTTCTTCAAACTCGCTGAAAATCGCGCCGTCCATGATTGCCTCGCGGATTCGTTCAAGGACGAACTCGGGCGTGTCACTCTCGGCGTAGGACACCAACGTCCGAGACGGGTCGCTCTCGGGGTTCGTGACGCCCTGATACATCTCCAACAGCGGGCGGTCCCACTCGGGCGCGTTGGCTATGTCGTCGTCGGTGACGCCCTTCCCGCAGGTTCTAAAACCCGTTTCACCTGCGCTGTTCTCGCGCGCTTGGTCAATTGCGTCAGACTTGTTTTCGGCCCACGCGATCCCCTCGTCGCCGCCCCACGCCTTCCACATCATCCACCCGCAATCCGCGCGGCCCTCCTCGCCCTGTTCCTTGTTATCCTCGTGGCGCGCGAACGACGCCATACGCTCAATCGTATCCTCGCTCAAGTCTTCACCGTTCACAAGTTGGTTCGCACGCTCCCATCCGACGCGTGTTCCGCAGTCGTTCGGGTTGCCCGTCTCCTCGCGGGCGTCCAGCGCCATTTGGGCGTTCTCGACGGCGGCGTCAGGATAGTCGCCCGTGTCTATGTCCTCTATGTCTTGAAGGTCGCGGTCGCTAAACAGGCCGCCACCCTCGCCGTCAAATGGCCCGCCACTATCCTCGGGTGCCTCTATATCTGCCGGCGAGCGGTAGGACTCCGCAACCTCTTCGTCCTCCGGTTCGGGCAGGTCAAGCTTGCGCCGCGCTTCGGCGTTTGTCATATAGTCGCCCACGGAGTTGATGAGGTCCGCCACCTCGCCAATATCTTCAAGCGGGTCGTCAATCTCCATGCGGACTGTGGCCGAGTGGTCAAACGGCGAGTAGTCCCGCACGACCGGCGTCACGACCTTTTTTACGAACTGCTGGCTAAAGGACCGCTGGTTCGCCTTAATCGCCAACTTGAGCATCGAGAAGCGAAGCTCGGCCGGCTTGCCACTTCCGAGGCCGTCACTTCCGACGTTCCCCGCCTCAAGCGGCAGGCCTAACGCGGTGGTGAGATTCCGCATATCCATCTCGTGAACCGCCGTATAATCGAAGTTCTGTGCTTCAAGCGTGTCCACGTCCACGTCCTGCCCGGTGAAGTAGGCCGTGTTGGCGTCCGTCGTTCTGGGGTCGAAGATTGACCGGACACGCCGAAGGTCGTTATCCCGCAGGGGCGCACCGCCTTCCTTCCCGACTTTGACGTGCCGCTGCGGGAAGCCATGCAGTTCAATCGCCTGATTAATCGCCTGTTCGTTCTCTTTAAACGCCTGAATTTCGTCCTTGTTTCGCAGGACTTCGCTAATCCCGGTCTTGTCGCGAGCGCTTTGGCGATTGAGAATGATATTCACAATCTCCTCGGGCGGCAGGACTTGCGTCACGCGCCCACCTTGCTGTTGCGTCTCTTGGTGCCACGCCGTAATCTCGCCATGCTTGTTTGTCTCCGGCAGGAGTGTCCACGGTTCGGCAGGGAGGAACTCGCTAAAGCCCCCGACTTGATTCTCGCGTATCTCACCCACGGCGGCAGGATACCACAGCGCGTCTTCGCCGAGGTCCAGCGTCAAGAGGTCAATATGCGGGAATGCCTCCGTCTCAAGCCACTCCTCTAACGTCATGGGGTCGCCGTCAACCAGTTGCTCCGTTTCGTCGTTGTCTTCAACGTGGAACTCGGCACCCTCGCCGAAGTTCAGGAGTGCTTTGTACTGCATGAGTTGGGCGACTTGCCCGCCCGACTCCCGCATCTGCTTGATGTCGCGCAGGTCGTCAAACGTCAGCTCTTGCCCCCCGAACTCGTAACTG